ACAAAATAAAAATAAATTAATATGAGTTGTTATATATCTTCAGGTGTACAATTAGGTTGTTCAGATGGTATTGGTGGTATTAAGAAAATTTACATCGTTGGTGGTGGTGGATCTGTTACAGGATACACTTACGACGCTGATGGTGCAATTACTGGTGCTACATCTACTACAGGAACTACATTGTATGGCTTTGAATTAAAAAGAAATACATCTTCTTTAACACAGAACGTTCAAAAGAATTTTGAAAATGGTACTATCTTCTTTGATCAAGTATTATCAGCAGTGTTCTTCAAGTACGATCAACAAAAAAGAAATGAGTTAAAAATATTATCACAAAATGATAATTTACAAATTATTGCAATTGACCAAAATGATGTTCAATATTACGTAGGTCAAGTTAATGGTATGTATTTATCAGGTGGTAATGCTGGTACTGGTACACAATTTAGTGATAGAAATGGTTTCACTCTTGAGTTTAAAGGTCAAGAACATGAGCCAGCTAACACAATTGAGGGTGCTTTAGGTACAGTATTTGCTGGTGCGTCTATCGTAGGATAATTAAATTAGTAGGTCTGTATGGACTGAATTGTATATATTCTATCAAATTAGGGAGTTTTTACTCCCTTTTTTGCGTTATTTAGCGTTCAATATCAGTTTTTTTATATTTATAATTAGAATAGTATATTATGCAATATATCAACAAAGGTGAAATAAACAATTTGGTTCTGAACATTAACAATAATGCTCGTCCAGATTTTGCAACATATAGTTTAGTTTTTACTCACATAATGTCAAAACTGGAAAAAACATATACAATTTATACAAACAATCCATTAGAATATAGTTCAAACATTAGATACTGTACAATCACAATTGATTTGACTGGTAATAATGATTTGGTATATGAGGGACAGTATCAATTGAATATATTTGGTGATGATGAGGAACAAGTTTATGTAACAATGGCAGTGACTGAAGGTATCCCTGAATCTAACCCATTTACAGAATATGTTTCTCCTAATGAAGTAAATGAGAATTATATATACATACAAGATTAATTATGAGTGAATTAAAAAAGTTTCAATTAAGTAAGATAGATTTTAGGATGGCATCCTTCCCTGTCTTTTCAGAAGTATTAAATAAATCACCATGGGTGTTTTATGGTGCTAATAACCTATTACCTCAGTACTTTATATCGCTGTACGACAATTGTGCAATACATAAAGCAATTGTTAAATCTAAGGTAAATCAGATCTTAGGAGATGGTATTTTCAGTAAAGATAATCCTGATTCTGTTTGGTCTTTAATTAATGAAGACGAGAATATTACAGATGTAATGCGTAAAGCAGCACTTGATTTTATGTTATTTGGTGGGTTTGCATTAAATGTTGTATGGAGTAAAGATAGAAAGACTATTGCTGAGATATATCATTTGGACTTTAGTAGAGTAAGATCTGGTAAAGTTAATACTAATACAGATAAAGTTGATTGTTATTATTACTCTCCTGTTTGGGAAGACACAAGAAAGTTTCCTCCACAAGAGTTTCCTGCGTTTAGTGCAAAAGAAAAAGATCCTGTACAGATATTCTATTTCAAAATATATCAACCAGGTTTAACATACTACCCTGTACCAGATTGGTCAGCGGGACAACGTTCAATTGAAATTGATATTGAAATTAAAAACTTCCATATGAATAACCTACGTCAAGGTATGGTGCCTTCATTATGGATTAACTATAACAATGGTATCCCTGGTGAAGAGGAACAAAGAATATTGGTAAGAGCGTTGGAAAGTCAATACGGAGGAACGGATAATGCGGGACAAGCAATTATATCTTTTAATGAGAGTAAGGAACAATCTCCTGACATTGTACAGATACCACGTAATGATCATGATAGTTATTATCAAAGTCTATATGAGGATATTTCGCGTTCTATTCTGTCTTCTCATCGTGTTTCTTCTGCGGAGTTATTTGGTATATCTACGCCTGGAAAATTGGGTAGCAGGAATGAGATAATAGATCATAGTGAGTATTTCCGTAAGATGGTTATTATGCCATATCAAGAAGAGGTATTACCTGTGTTTAACAAGTTATTATCTTTATTCTTTGGTAAGAAGACAACATTAGAAATTACACCATTATCAATCTATGCTATTGGTAATACAATTCAAGAAGGTCCACAACCTGACGGAACACCTGTGGTAAGTCAAACAAGTCCACAAGGTTCAACTGAACAGAAACAACAACCAACAATTAAAACTGGTCCAAACGAACAGAATAGACCACAAGGAAATTATCCAAATTTAAATAAATAATCAAATGGCAATAGGAAAATTACTCATAAGTGAGGTTAAATTAAAGAACTATACTAATATCAATAAGAACGTTGATATGGATGTATTAAAGGCGGAGATACAAATTGCACAAGATATAGATTTACAGACTATTCTTGGGACTTTATTCTACAGACATCTATTGGATGGTATTTTAATAGATGGTACAACCACGTGGAACGCAGATGAGGTTATTCTTGTAAATGAGTATGTTCAACCATTCCTAATACAAACAGCGTATTTTAATGCAATCCCACAGATTATGTATCGTACAATGAATAGAGGTATTGTTGAGGGTACAATGGAAAATGCTAAGTCTGTGGATATTGAAACAATGAAGTATCTACGTAATGTACAGAAAGCAAGAGCTGACTTTTATCTTCAAAGGTTGATGGACTATCTATTAACCGGTCGTGGTCAAAACAAATTCCCACAATATAACACAGCATCAACATTAGATGGAATGATACCTGACCGTATCCAGAAATACAATAACGGAATATATTTACGTAACTCCACTCGTAAGGGTTGGTCTGTACGTGATATGGAAGCTGCTGGCATCCATCCTTATTCTGAACGATTTGCTAACTTCTATCCTAACTGTCCTGACTGTCTATAAACTAACAAACTATGAACAAACCAAAATCAGGTGAAACATTACCTGACTATATCAAAAGAATAATAGATGAAACCAATAATGGTTACCCAATACAACAAATAATTAACAACTACAAAAAATTTAGATAATGGCTACATGCTCAGAATTTATATCTGTTTTAAGAAATAGTTCCCCACAGGTACATATCTTCCATAATCAAACACAAATCTATTCAGAACACAAAGCGTTGGGAGGATATTACGACGATGTATTGGATATAATTGATAGAATAACAGAAACCTACACAGCACTATACGGTGAAATTACTGGTTACAAATCAGCACCATACAGAGATTATACAAGTAAAGAAGATACATTAACTTACTTCAAGACATTATACTCATACGTTCAAAAGAATAGAACCGTATTTGAAGATAGTTTTTTATTGAATATAGTTGATGAACTATCAGAACTAATTGCTCAAACAATCTTTAGATTGAACTTAAACAAAATGTAATATGGAAAAAAATGAATTTGTAATACCAATCCCAAAGAGTAGTGAAAATAAGTCAGCATATATCACAAGATGTATGAAAGCTATTGGAAAGGAATATGATACCACAGAACAAGCTCTCGCAGTATGTTACTCCCAACTGGAACCAAAGAAGAAGAGTATGAAAGATGCTGGTGACCCTTGTTGGGAAGGTTATGAACAAGTTGGAACAAAGATGTTAAACGGAAAGGAAGTTCCCAATTGTGTTCCCATTAATAAATGATGATCGGCTATAGCCACACACTTATACTTAACCCTTCAAGAAATTGAGGGGTTTTTATATATTACCAATATGACAATAACCCTATATACATTTTTATACAACGAGGAACATATATTACCTTACTTCCTCAAACATTATTCCCAATATGTAAATAAGATGGTGATATATAACAATATGTCCACCGATGGATCAATAGATATACTGAAGGATTGGAAAGAATGTGAAATTGAAATAATAGATTATGATACCAATAATCAATACGATGAGGGAACTTTAATGAAGTTTAGAAGTAATTGTTGGAAGGATTGTACTAGTGATTATGTTATTATATGTGATATGGATGAATTACTATATCATCCCGATTTAATTGGGTTTATAAAGAAACAATCATACGTGGACTACTTCACACCCACCGGTTATGATATGATCGGGGAAGAAATACCAATAGATTATACCAAACAGATATACGATATAATTAAAGTTGGAACAAAGAATATTGGATATAGTAAATGTGTCTTATTCAAAAGAAAGAACGTTAAGGAAACAAACTATTCCGCTGGTGCTCATCTAAGTTCATTTCAGGGAACGGAAAGACTTATCAACTGTACCACAGATGAATTAAAACTACTTCACTACAAATGGTTAACCTTTGATTATGTATATGATAAACATACCTTATATGGGAAAAGAACAAGTCAAGATTCAAAGAATAATAGATGGGGTTCACATTATGGTTTAACTAAGGAAAGAATGATGAGAGATTATAATGAACTTAAACAACAATCAAATATAATACTACCTTACACTAACATCTAAGATGTTCTGAAGTACCTTAGGTGTAGACCAATCCCCTGCAGAACCGAACCCGAAGGGTGAGGATAATTTCATTTTACTATTTTACCCCTGTCATAGACGGGGAATGAAATGACCCTTAGGTGTGGGACATTCCGTTGCACGAATGGGTGGTTAGTTTTACCAGTCAAGGTCCAAGCAACCACATAAACAACTTTTCCCCCCCCTTTTTATCCACATCTTATCCCCAACCATTATCCTCCTCGTTACACTCGTCGTTCAGGGTGGTGAGGTAATGTATCCACTTATAATAGATCGTCGATTTTTGACCCTATAAACCCCCCCTTAGAATGGATTCTAATATAGACCCTGACGACCGACCGACAGGGAGGGAGTATAATAGTCTACTAATATGGTGGACTAATGAATAGTCTACTAATTTAGTGGGGTATTAGGTGTAGAATAGTTTCACTTGTGTAGTTCAGTGTCTAATTCCGACCCCCTGACGGGTGTCGTTCAGGGGTAATAGACAGGACCAGTCTATATTACAGGAGATATACACATATAATTTATAGGAATGTGGATAAGTTTATTTGGAAATTATTTGGTAGTGTCGATATAGGTGTTTATCTTTGTTCTATAATTAAAAACGGGGACAGGTTACTGAACAACAAAACATATGAAATATTCTAAATTAAAAGACATCGTAAAGTATTACGAGAAGAACGAGGAGAAGTTAATCAGTGGATACACATCCGCATTACACAGATACGCGGGTTATCAAACTTATGGTAGTGAAGGACCATTCACACCACCAACATATAACTATAGTTCTTTTGAAAGTTATATTATTTTTCACTATTCTTATAAAAGATATAGTAGAACCTTATTTAAGAAAGGTGGTGGTACTTTTAAGAATGAAGATTTTCCGACCATTGATCTTATGAAATATGTAGATAGTATTACTGAAGATGAGATTACTTATGAGACCGCTCGTGATTTTTGGTTATACAATAGAAAGGATCTTATTACATTGAATGGTGAGAAGTTAAAAACTATATTATCTTCTTATAAGGAATGTGTTGTTGATATGAAGAAGTTAGAAGAATTTATTGAAACAATTTAATTTATATATAGGGGGAAGAGTTATTATAGTTCTTCCCCTCGTATATACATATATATACTTTTGACCTTAGAATAGATATTTATAATAGTATAACAACTGAACTTATGACCAAACATGAACACGCGGAACTATATAACAAACACTTTGTTGGTGACGGATCACCATTGGTATATACCAAATACCCTTATGGACCTGATCGTACAGAGTGGGATATTACAATACCCGAAGAAGAATCCATTAAAGAGTATTGTATAACCTCAGGTGAATGGACGGACGTTGTTTATAACATAGACGGATCATTCACCCACACGCCCACCAAAGAAGAAGATATTCCACAAATAGAAAAATAAAACACATGACCAACAAAGAATTAGAAATAATATATGATGCTCTCACCATATACTATGATAATGAAAGTGAGAGTGATGCTTTAGATATAAAAGATAAGGCGGAACTAATGTATCGTATTAGTAAATTAAGATTAAAAGTTCTTAAATTAATAAAAATAAAATAATTTTGGTATAACAAATAATAACACCTACATTTGTGTTATAAAATAATAACGTTGGTGAACGTACAATCACCATAAAACATATGGAAAAGAAAATCACATTAAAAAAACTCACAGATTTAAGTGAAGTTAAATTGGGAATGGACAAACAATATTACGTTAAAAAATCAGACATTGTTAAACATATACCAATGTATAAAATAATAGAAAAACCTACCGATGATATTGAATTTCATATCAAAACAATATCAGACGTACAGACAACCTTATTTGATAAAAAAGTATATCTATGTGAGTTTAGCATGCTAGACTTAAAAGGATGGATCAACATGGAAGTGGATGAGTTTAACCAATTAGAAACAATTTAATTTATAACAGGGGGGTGTTAATTCATCCCCCACAAAACAAAACATATGGATTACGACGATAAACAAAACATCATTGAAGACAAACGTAAAGAACTAATTGACCTATTAATATCAATTGACTTTACAACAACTGAAGCGGTTGCGTTTGCTATTCAAGAACATTTCTTGGGTATTACACTTAAAGACAACTATTCAGACGACAATGAATTTGAAGACTCATTTAAGAAACTATATCTTAGAAGAGACAATAGCAGTACAGCCCGTACATTGGTATATTCTAAGACCATGACGGACGTATTAGAACACCTATACAATAAACAATTGGGTAAGACTTACATTGAAATTAAGAAGTACGTTTATGGTAGATTAGAAGAAGAAAAGACATTGGGTAACTATTGGGGTACAGACAACTTTGACTTTGGTGACGACTTTAAAGAGTGGTTATGGTTTATGGAAGATAAACTATACACTGAAGTATGTGAGTGTGTTGCTGACGACAATTGGAATATCATCCCACCAAAGAAAGAAAAAACATCTAAAATTAAAGAAGTAAAAAACTAATATGGAAAAGAAACAAGAAGTAACCCATCTACTATATGGTGGTAAGGGAATGATCAACTATTACGTTGGTAAGTTTGATGAGGTAAATTATTTTAATGTGGAATGGTTTAGTCATAAGTCGTTCCCCACAGATTTTGATTTTACATGTGCTATACCCGAACAAGACTTAGAGTTTGTTATTAGTGATTTATACGACAACAGAGAAACTAAGTTTGAATTTCATCTTAGAGGTATTATTGAGTATATCTTATTACAACCTACAGAAGATAGAAAGATCTTAGAAAAAGAGATTATTGACAACATTAACGAATTACATCAACAAAACAATTATTAATATGAAACAAACATTAAACAAAAAAGTATATCTTACACACGGAGAGATATTAATTATATTGGGATTATTAAAACTTCGTATTGAACATTTAAAAGAAGGAGATTGGAACCTTGTAGAACAATTTATGTTGAATGTCGTTTTTATAGATATTATTAAAAAATTGGATCCAAATAATACACAACATATTTTAGAAATTATTAATGACTCATTTGATAAAAAAGAAGAAACCATTACCGGTGTTCTTACAGCACCACCAACCAAACCTCGTTCTGTCGCTGAACTTGTAATAGAACTATATGGTCACCCTGATTATGTTGGAGGTACAATTTTTACCAAAGATGATATAATGGAAACCATTACAAGTGATTTACAATGGAGTAATGATTTATATGAAGAAGGGGAAGAAGAATATATGACTGATGATGAAATATCTGATAAGGCTGAACAATTATATAAATTAAATTATGGAAGATTAAACCATGCAATTCACGATATATGTACTGACACCTTTGATAGTGTAGATTTTACTGACTATATGACTTACGATTTATCTAAAATTCAAAAAACAAATTCAAATGAATAGAAACCTATCGGTTTATTTAACCAAAAATCAAAAACAATTTATTGAAAGATTAATTGATATTCATTTAGATACTATTAAAACAAATCCATATTATGATGTATGTGTACCAACATTTGAATGTATTATTTATAAAATTAATTATAAAAAATCAATTTATTTAAATAGATTTGAAAAACAATTAATGTTTAATATGGTAAGAAAATCTGTATCTTCAGGAGTTGCTCATACATTATTACCACAAATTAAACCTTTTACTGATAAACTTATTAAAAAATTAAAATACGAATAATATGAAGACTTGGAAATTACAAAGGGATAACAATAGACTGATCATCCACATGATCGATCTTATAAACAAACATCAGGGGATTATATTAAATGCTGATGATATTACTGAATTGTACAACAAAGAAAAGAAACAACTGATAGAAATATTTGTTCGTTCTGTACAGGAGGCAGGAAACCCACAATTAGATTTTTTAGAAATATATTATTAGGTAGGTTCGGTCATATGTTCCCTGTTTAATAACAAACCCCCAACGATAAAACGAAGGGGGTTTTGTTTTGATATATGGAACGAATAAATAGTAAAAGTATGGGAGGGTTTGTATAACAATTTAACCTTA